GCAGTCTTATATATGAAGACCTAGATTCTTCCATTTGTTTAATAAGGTTTGGAAGATCTATATTTATACTGGAAGATAGCCACTCTTTTGCTGCGTCGTAATCAGACAGCCCGTAGTCTGTTTTAAAATCACGAAGATCACATATAAGACTCAGTAATGAGCCCTTATATCCACAAGAAAAACAGTTATGAACACCGGTATCCGCGTTTACCGACCAAGAAGGATTTATATCCTCTCTTCCGGTCCTCTCAACATGCATAGGACAATGTCCAGAGATTTCATGCCCATGTTCATAAGCATCAATACCAAGCTTTACGAGTACTGTGTAAACCTCGTTATCCCTGAATGCAGCAGCCATCACACTTTCCTTCATGCTCAAATTTAACTACGATATCTTTATTAGTTTCATCTGGATCTACGTGCCCAATACCATGAGAACATAAACGCTCCATCGCATATACAGTTGAGTTCCAAATCTGCGGCCAAGATCGCAAAGGATGATCACTACGATTGTGTAGAGTACAGGTAGTTCCTTTACATTTTCCAGGAACATGTGCGCGTGTAAAAACAACTTCTGAATGCTCTAACTGAGCTTTACCAATCATAATCGTCTTCCTCTTCTAAGGGTTCTAATGGTACATATCCTTCCGGCATATCTGCAAGTGTAGGGGCAGTTGCTATAGTTCCGCAAAGTGCGCACTCCATATCAAGAAAATACATAGCAACTTGATAGTCTTTAAAGATTGTTTGAACTCGCCACAACTCTGATCCACAAGGACAGACGTGAGTAGGTACTCCCCTAATGTCCACTTTTTACCTTTTTATTTCGTTGACTTCTGATACGACTGCGTTGACGTGGTGTTGTTCCCGCCCAAATACCGTCAAGCCAAGGTGTAGACACTGCATACTCAAGACAACTCATAACTAGGGGACAGGCGTTACACATGTCTCTTGCGGCAATAAGCTTATTTTGATCTATGTATTCTTCTGGAAAAAAAAGATCTGAATTAGACTCGTTACAAAGCTGTGTGCCATTAAAAGGATAATCCTCGTACTCAAAATTAAGCTCCATATTCTTGGAATTTCCCCTCTTCCCAGTCCCAAAGAAGCTCAACTTCTGCTGGCCCCGTATTACGGCTTGCTACAATCTTTAATAATCTAGAACTATCGTCTTCTTCATCTTGACGTTGAAGAGCAAATATGACATCTGAATCCTGATGAAATGATGATGAAAACGCAATAGAGTCCGCAGTTATCTGTCCCCCACGTACCTTGCTGTTCAATACTTGTGTTGTCTGTACAACTGGAATATCAAACTTTTGCGCTACACGCTTTAAAGATTGCGTAATGTTTCTTAGAGCAATAGGTGTTCCACGTTCTCCGGAGATCTCATCTGTCATCAGATAGACGCCATCTACAAAAAGTATATTAGGACGAAGTTTCTCCATCTTAAGGGAAAGCTGTGACACGCTGTATGCTGAAATAGACTCAGTCAAGTAGAAGTGATGCATTGTTTCCATGTCGGTAAGCATCTTTTGATATCGAGTCTCTTCGGCAGGCTTTAAGCAACCTCGAACTAATCGATTGTTGGAGATGTGGGCCCTCATAGCATCGTGCCTATGCTCTTGTTCTGTATTGCTCATTTCAAAAGATTGGAATGCTGGAACCCAACCATCGTTGTGTACGTTAACAGCCATCTGCATAGCAAGGACTGACTTACCTGTCTTAGGTGGAGCAATAATAGTAATTAATTGTCCACCTTGTAATCCGGCAGTAGCTAAGTCCATGACTTGAAATCCCGTAGCCATTCCTAACAAACCGTTTGGTCGGGTCTTAACATTTAAGTAGGAGTTATATCGCTCCATTGGTTGATCTGTAAGGTCGACGTCCTCACTAAGAACTGCGCCCTCATCTATAAGGGCAGCATAACCTTTGCCCATAATAGAGATAGCAGAGTTGTGGTCTCCGGACTCAATTGCAGAGGCTGCTTGTTGAATAACGTCAATTGACTTATTACGTCGTCTAAACTCTACTAATTGATCTAATAGATAATCTAAAGAATCTTCTACCGCAAGAAGGCGATAGGTTGGAAAGTTATCCATAACAGTTGTTGCTGTTGGAACTTCCTGATATTTAGTCCAATGATCTTTTAAGAAACGCCAGACTGCTTGATTTGAATCATTTAAAAACCAACTATCTTCAACTCCGCGAGATAAAAGTGGCGCAATATCTCTTGTTCTAATAGCTCGGGAAAGTAGTCTTAGCTCATTGTCTGCCGCCACTGTATCCCCCAATATCTATATATTTAGATCCCCATCGAAGCGCCCTACTTGGGATGTCTATAACATACACCACATCTGGTCTGTATGGCAATTCGCCAACAAGATCCGCAACTGTTGCATATCCGGTGTAATAGTTAAATGGATTTGTGCCCATATTATCTAAGTCCTCTTGTACTTCACGCATTTCTTTTCGCGTGTATCCAAAACCAGTTAGCTCCATTGAAAAAGGGTTGTTATTAGACCAACGCCAAAAAGACGCAAGAGATTGACGGTTATAGGTGACTTCTTCGGTGGGAAGTTTTATTAATCCACCAAAAGATGTTTTAATAATGGGTCTACGGTCAAGAATACAGTCCAACGTAACAATAACTCTACTTGGAACTTCGTTTGAAATATCGCCCCCGCGCATTTTCTAAAGCGCTAACGGTTTTCCATATTTTAGGACTAGTTTCCTAAAAGCAGCATTTGACTTTTTTGCTTCGTCAAGTTCTGTCTCAGAGATATCTCCTGAAATAGGTATTGGGTATTCACCATTCTTAATTTTAGAACGACACAAATTTATGTGCCTACAGTTTTTTCGGCCAACGTAACCTTTACAAGTGCACATAAGCTCCGAGGCATGCGAGATCTGAACCTCGCATACTTCATCCAGCGTTATAAAAAACTGGATTGTTTTCCAACCTAACATTTTTGTATCACTTGACTTTCTTGCCACGACGACGATCCCCCTTGTCAGATTCTATAACCAATGGTAGGAAAGCTTCATGGGCAAAGCTACCCATTGATTCTCCATACACACTTCCCCAATCTTTTAACGGCACGTTTGTCGTTACAATTGTTGGAAGACCTGAATTAAAACGTGAACGTAGTAACGCGTCAAATTGGTTTTCTGCCCAATGATTTGCTGTGCGATATTCTTTACCTAGGTCGTCCAACACAAACACCTGAACATTATCGACCTGCTTCTGTGAATCTCCAAAGAGAGCCTTCATATCGTCCGCTAATTCCTCGTTTGCCCAGGAATCCTTCTGTGTCCTAAGAAGCTTGGGATAGTCCATAAAACGCCCTAAACGGACTGGGAGTGAAACGGCAGGGGTAAAGATCTCTACTGGAATAGTCCTAATTAGCTCCTGAAGGGCTACAGAGGCCAGAGTAGTCTTTCCGTGACCTGGTTCTCCTGCCAGCAGTACACCCCACCCGCTACGGGGCTCTCCAGGCCGATTTATGACCATCCCTTTTTTGACAAGTTCACACCAGTCCATGATGGCTTCTTTTTCAGCTGAATCGTCGATATCAGAGAACTCCATTCCAAGGGACTTGGACGGGACTCCGGATCGAAGTAATTGATTACGTACACTTGGTCGCTCCCCCTCTAATCCGAACACTTATCGCACCGCTTTCTTGTGTCAACCTTATCAATATCTACCTCTGAGGTTCCTCCGCAGAAGAAGCAGAGTACCTGAACTTTTTCAGTCACGTTTTTCCCTGCACTCTCTACAAACCTTTTCAGGAATGCTATATACAACTACCGTCTTGCAATCGGTTGCCCAATTTCCGCAATCACTGCAATAGCCTTTTATATCTTTTACTTTTGTTGTGCTCACTGCTTTCCTTTCAGCATCTCAAGCATTGCTGCCTGGTGCTCATCAAACTCATCGTTACGATACTCGACCGGTACAGAGACCGCAAGTCCGTGAACTGTTGGGTAATATGCAATAAAGCGCTGCCAGATTGGTGTGCCAATACCGACATCGTGAAAGTTACGCGGATCTGAAAAAAACATCCGCATACCTTTTAGAACTGCAATTCTAGGGACGCCCTGTCCATAAAGTTTATTGATCCATTTGATAAGGCTGGTTCCGTTAACTTGACCTGGAGCAGTTATCTTCTTCTCATCAATGAGAGCATAGAACTCTGCCACGATATCTCCGGACTTCCACTCTTCTTCCGGCTTCTCGCCTCGTGAACGATTATCAGACTCAACCTTGGAAGCTTTGCGCTTATACTTAACATTTAGCACAGCCTGTTTATCCACAACCTTACCGATACCGCCGACTACGTCGTCGTCAATCTGACCGCGCTTGGCTTTCTTCTTTGGCTGTGGTTCATCATCCAGCATTGACCAGGACATATCCAGCTCCTTCTCAGTTACGACGCCTTGCGCGTCGTAAAGACTTAAAGTACGTAGTACTTTAAGGCTTCCTTTACTATTATCTATAGTATTAGTATTGACCGAAACACCGACGTCGGAATTTCGGTCTTCGGTCCTAGGCAAGTATCCCCAGTTAAAGAGATCTACAAATTTCTTAGCCGGGTCAGTAAACTCCCAGTAAGGATTCCATGTACCGTTGTCTAAGCGTTCGCGTTTGAAGGCTAGATATCCCGCCTCTTGCAGTTCATTCATGCCTTTACGAATTGCCCCGCGACCTTCGGTGAGAAAGTTGCTCTCGTATATTTCTTTGGCAGATAAAGGCCTACCAACAGTTGCTAGAACACCCCATACAGCTTTTGCTACAGCAGATAAAGAGGGATTGGTTGTTGGAATTGGAAGTTCCATATGCCCTCTTTCTTAAAGTCTATCTACCCGCTTTGGGAGTCCGCGAAACTCACGAACTGAGATTCCGGTGAAAGTCTGCTCTACTAATAGGGACATTGTCAAACTGAGGAATGTCACCGCTAAAGAATATACTGGTAGGAATCGTAGACCACATCCTAGAAGTATGCAACTAGGTACGGCCAGGACTAGCGCCACCAATCCTCGCCACTTATTTAATGAGACAACTAAGCTCTCAATTGCAGTAAGAATAGCTGCAACAGCTAATGAGGATATAAAAAGCGTAGTCATAGGACTCCTACTGTCTAAATACAACCCTATCCAAATGGAAGGCTTGCGCGGAGTTAAAGGTAGCAGGGGTAAAGGTAACTGTCAAAACGGCGTATGCGGCACCCTGCGTTGAGTAGGCTGGCATAACAAGGTTCATAAACGCCCAGCGATCTTTGGTAGAGAGCGTGACAGTTTTTTCTCTATACGCATTAGTAACATCAGAATATGCCCCCGTAAATACGGTAGTAATATTGCTATAGATATAGTTAGTCCCTACAAGCCCATAATAAACTGGAATAGTAGCTCCACCAGCACTATAAAAATCAATTCTTAACTTATACGTCCCATAAGAGCTGGAGTTAGCTGGACGCAAAGCGAT